CGTCGGATGGTTTAAATCCCTGTTGAATAAACGCGCTAATTGGTAAGCGATAAAATATTGCACCGTTTTCCATAATAGCATGAAATAATATAGCCCGACCTGTAAGAGCGCTAAGACCAAAGATAATGCAGTCAGCAACTTCTCCCTTATGCTTTTTAAGATCATATAAATACTCTCTCCTTATTTGTGCATAAGTTGGTGGTATGTTTGCGTTTAAATAAGCCATAGTCTATCCTCATTTTATTGTACCCCAATTTGGTCCTGATTCATAGTCCACTTTGTTTGGTACTTCTAATTCAACTGCAGATTCCATAATCTCTTTTATTTTATCTGCATTGCCATCGACCGATATATCAAGTTCATCATGTACTTGTATATGCGGTATGATACCTTCTTTATATAGATCAACCATAGCTTTTTTAGTCATATCAGCTGCTGATCCTTGTATAAGTTTATTTAAAGCTTTATATGTATAAGCTCTCTTGATCCCTGGTCCGTGTTCCGTGAGCGCTTCTTCGTGAGGCAATGCTTTATGTATCCCGAACTGGTTGGGCTCCCACAAATTAAACCTACATCTTCGACCAAGTAGAGTTCTAACTCGACCTCGATCCTGTGCTCTACGCATTACACTTTCCATTAACATTTTAACAAATGGAACTTTGTCATGGTACGTTCTAAATAGATCTTCAGCGTTCTCTTTAGATACACCCAGTTCTGCTTGTAATTTGTTTTTACCCATACCATAGAATAAACCAAGGTTGATTGTCTTGGCCTGTGATCTTGGTATGTTAGCCATTTCAGCAACAATTCTATGGAAGTCTGTATCCGGTTCATCGTTGTATGCATCTAGAACTTCTTCTACACCATAGAGTCCATCTAATGCTGCATAGTGTGTAACAAGTCTTGGCTCTTGTTGTGAGTAGTCAAAGCAACCCCAGCTACATCCTTCTTCAGGTATAAATAAACTTCTGATCAATGGTCCAAGTTCCTTGTTCCGTGCTGGTATCTGCTGTAAGTTTGGATTGTTGTAACTGAAACGTCCTGTTACTGTACCACCTTGATCAGATCTAATTTGATTGATCTCTGCATGAATACGACCTTTATGTGAGTGCTTTAATATGGTATCAATAAAAGTTGTATGTGATTTATTAATCTCTCTAGCACGTGCAATTTGTTGAACGATCGGATGTGGATGGTTCTGTAAAAAATTTTTAGTAAAAGAAGGAGCAGATGTTTTCGCAGTTACGTCATAAGGTAAATTTAATTTTTCAAAAACTTTGGCAATTGATCTTGCAGCCCATATCTGAATGTCTATTCCTGTTTCTTTTTTTACTTTTAGTAATGCTGACTGTTCTTCTCCAACTAATTTTTTCTTTAATTGGTGAGCTGCTTCTGTATCTACACGCACACCTAAGAATCTCATATCAACGAGGCAAGGAAATAGTTCTGTCTCAAGATCAAAGATAGATTGTACATCTTCATGTTCAATTTGTTTCTTCATCTCTTGCCATAATTTTAGAGTTAACACCGCATCTTGCTCGGCATATTCGCCAACATACATTGCAGGTAGTTTATACATCTCTGCTTTGTGATCGATGCCCCAATGCGCTGCAGTTTCCTTCAATACAGCCTCATTTTTACCGATTCCAACGTAATCACGACCCAAACTACCTAAATCGTATCGAAAGCGATTCTCGTCCACGAGAGAGCCAGCAATCATGGTATCTACTATTCTACCTTCTATTTTAAGGCCCATAGACCTAATCCAGCATACATCGTACATTGCATTGTGAAATATCTTAATTGCAGGTGTTTTTAGTACATCGGTAAACCATTTTATAACCATGTTCTTATCCATGTTACCACCACCTTCGTGTGCGATAGGGTAATATCCGGACCAACCCTCTACAGCTACAGCTATTCCGACTACTGCACCATTACCAATGACTGAACCTGAACCTGTTGATTTTAAATCTGGGTCCTTGGTCTCTAAGTCAATAGCAATCTCATCATACTTTGATAAGTCAGGAAAAGATTCTGGTGGTAGCCATTCTGTTTGTGGTTTAAATACTAATTTCATATTATAAATTTATTAGACATGTTGCTATTACAATTACAGTTATAAGACCTACGTCTATATACTCTTCCATTATTTTTTTTTATCTTTCATATGTTCAATTTCTAAATCACAATAGTGTTTGATCTTGTTTATATCTTCTACACCATTTTTGTTTAAATATCTACATACATATTTAATTACATTTGCTTGAAATGGATTAAGTTCATTTTTTCTTATGAATGTCCAAGGTTGAATGTGAAAGTCTTTGTAGTGACTCCCGCCTATCTGCTTGTCTTGTGGGAATGCTTCATCCCAATCTTTTTTATTTGTCATAGATTGTAAGCCTTCTTAGTTTGTGGTTCGATTATATATAAATTATTCTCTGTTCTTGTGCAGGCAACATAAAATAATCTGTGTGTATCATCTGGATCTTTTAGATAATCAACAAATGCTGCACCAGCCAAGTCTGTTATTACAACTACATTCTCTCGTTCATTACCTTTGACGCCATGTATTGTAGAAATACTAATTCTAGGATTTTTAGTTAAGTCTTCACCTGATTCTGTTAGTTTTAATATTTTTCTTATATCTGTTTTTAAAACTTGATCTAATGCTTCATACCACTCAGCTTCTGTTTTAAGTCCGTATTTTTCTTTCAATGTATCTATATCATAAAAACCATCTTTAATTATTGTTTTAAATAATTTTGGATCCCAGTTATCTTTAGTCATCTTTGATTTTATTTCTTTAATTTCATTGTAGTGAAGAGGTATACCTTTTTTTAAATTATTCCATTTTTGTGCAATTTCATAAATATTTTTTGTTCTTGGAGTAGCATTTCTTCGTTGCCAATATAAATCTTTTTGGTCTAATATTTCTCCAATACCTGCTAACATATAATTTGCTTGTGCTAATACTAGCCATCTACCTTGTGAAAAATCTACTTCATGAAGATCACTGCAATAGTTAACAGAGCCTTCTTCTTGTTTTGGTAGCCATTCTTTTTCTACTCTATCATGTACTTTTTTTATTATTTTATTTGCAAGTGAAAAAGGTTTTTGTGGCACCCTTCTTGATTGATCTAAAGTAGTTCTCTCACCTTCTAAATTTATAAATGTACTTACATGTGCACCATTCCATTTATATATAGCCTGATCATCATCACCTGATATATATGAGTCTTGTGCCTTCTCTTCTATCTTCTTAACTAATCTCCATTGCGTTAAACTTAAATCTTGTGCTTCATCAACAAACATAACTCTTAGACTCGGTGCTTCACCACTTTCTATAAATTTGTCTAGCATGTCAGGAAAGTCAATCAAACCATTCTGTTCTTTGTAATTCTCTAATTCTTCAATTATTATTTCTAATTTATTTAATTGTATTTTATAATTATTATTTAAATGATGAAATTTTATAGGGTCCATTTCTTTAGACCTTGCTAAGTTTATTAACTGTATGTATGGATCTGGAGAAAAAAATATACCTTCATAATCTTCATCTTGCCTTGCACCTTCTAATTCTATTTTCATTTTTTCTGATAATTCTTTGTAGTGCTTTGGTTGCATTACTTGATTTTTATTCACACCTAATTGATTAAAACAAAATGAATGTAAGGTTTGAAAATATGGTAAATCATTATGAGATAATTTAAATTTATCTGCTGCTCTTTGTTTACCTTCTTGTGCAGCGTTTTTACTAAATGTAAAATAACCAATCTTATCTGGTGGTGTTTCAGCTAGAAACTTTTCTATGTGTCCTAGCAAAGTGTGCGTTTTACCTGTACCTGGTGGTCCATATATTATTCTTCTCATGTTTTTATTTTATCTATGGTTTTCAAAATTAAATCTAAATTATTTTTTGATAAATACAGAACAGCTTTCACAACTCCTTCTAAATTATCCCCCAATTTACCTATTCCTTGATTACACGCATAACAAATCCAACCTCTAAATAATT